ATGCTTGAGGCGAATTTGTGCCAATTCCTAAACGTTGGTTTGCGCTATCCCAATAAAACCCATTTGACGTACCAAATATAACATTTCCATTTGCTTGAAAACCTGACTGCACCCTCGCAGTACCATTTACGTCAAGTCTAAACCCTGCGTCTGTGGTGGTGTTTATGAGGACGTTGCCTGTTGTGGGTATGCGCATTCTTTCAGAACCACCTACTACCACTCTCCACAATGCATTAGAAGACATTGTAAAATTATTTGTGTTCATTGCTAAATAAGAACCACCCCCATTTGGAGCGGTTGCAATTGCAATTTGATTTGTGTCACTTGCTAAATAACCCGTGTTTCCAGTGCTTGACTTCCAAGTTACAACATCAAATGTAGTCGTGCTTCCAACAACATTGAGCGTGTTAGTAGGCGTTCCACCTATCCCCAACCTTCCGTTCGCATTATCCCAAAACAAGTTAGCCGACTGCTGCACAACATTACCAGCACCCTGAAACAAAACACGCCCGACTGTACCTGAAGTGATAGCAGTTGTGCCGATTGTGATGCCTGAGGGTGGTACTGGTATTGCGTCTATGAGTTCTTGACCTGTGATTGATCGTGTGACGTATGAACCACTCTCAATGGTGGACACTTCGATGAGGTCGGTTGCTTCCAGGTTGGCTCCCTTAGGAGTCATCTGAGATATCTTTTGTGTTCTGAATGCCATACCCTATGTTGCAGATTAAGTGTGAAGTGTTTAAAAGGCGAAGTAACTGTCATCAGTGTAGTACTCCTGACGTATGTGCGTGGTCGCATAGCGGATGGCATCCATGGCATCATCGAAGAGCTTCACCGGTTCATCCATGATGAGGTCACCAACTTTCTTCCATTTGTAGTTTTCGTATTCCTTCTTGATGCGTGGGTCATCCTGGCACCACACCCCGAATGTCTTGATGTTGTCGATGCCTTTCTTGACCACCTTGTTTGCGTTCATCACGTCATAGCCAGCGTTGTTCATCTCGGCGATTATCTCAGGGCGAGCGTAGTCAGCCACGATGGTCACATACTTCTCGATGTCAAGCTCATCCATTCGAGCGATGAGGTTGGTGGTGGTCAGGTACGACTCATATATGACAGGCTCGATGTAGATGTCATTCTCGCAATAGTACACCCTCATCAGCGCAGTGGGGTGATTGTACCCGAAGTCAATTCCGTATACAAAGTTGACGAACCTGGAAGGGCGATGCTTGACAAAGGTCCAATTTGAATAGATGTTGCTCTTGCTGATTGCTTTCTCACCGAGCGCATAGATTTGGTACAGCGCCTCATCAGTGCGCTTGAGGTCCTCGATTTGTCTCTTGATGCTATCCGGAAGGAATGGGTTGTCCTTGTACGTTGACTTGATGATGACCGACTCCTCCATCGGTAGGTCATACAGCCAGGATGATGACTCACTCGGGTTGTAATCGAAGATGAGTTTCTGCTCAGTCCTCATGTTAAGCTGTTGGAAGTCCTCGAACCACAACTCATTGGCTTCATTACACCAACCAATATCTCTCTTGCGTCCTCGAATCTTCTGCTCATCATCCACTGAAAAGAACTCCACGATGCTGCCATTTGGGAATGTATAGATGTGTTCTGACTTGTTGTGGCTCGTGACCTCGTAGATATCCATTGCCTTCATGATTTCAAAGAAGTCCCTCATCACCGTTGCCCTCAAAGCTGGGAAGGTCTTGCGCACAACACTCACCACCTTGTTGGGGTGTTGGATGCAGTACACGATTATCATCTGACACAGGCTGTATGTCTTAGATGATCGTGAGCCACCCTCGTTGATGATGAACCTGATGCTCGGGTCATCCAGTGCCAGGTAGTTCTTTTCGAAGATGACAGTGCTGTCTATTGTGATTGCAGCCATAGGCAAAGTTTTGGCAATAGGGATGCTATACAGGTATTTCTCCTATATAGACAATTTGACCACTAAGATAGTAAATAATACTATTCAGTAGGTCTAATGATATTAACTTTCACCTCGGAGATACTTTGCCCTCCTGAAGTGATGTCAGTTTTCTCAGTCAGTCCATTCAGACGTTGAGTGATGGATGAGTTGTATTGGCCAACCATGCCGCCCTTGATTTGGTCATCTCGGATTTCATCGCTTATACGCGTGCAGATTGTCGTAAACATTGAATATCTCCCATCCGTATTTGCAAAGTAATCATGCACAACCAATCCCTTATCATGCGCAAATACTCTGAATCCACTCATTGTAAGTGGTACCTCGAGTGGAATTGGTTCAGCCTTCCCTGTCTTATTTGAAAGGGCATAGCTGTATCGAGGATTGTCCTTGACTTGCTTCCTGTACTCAACGAAAAGCTGATACAGGTCCTCAGGTGCTTCGAAATTGCGTGGTCTACCCATTATATCAAATTTAGTCCTTTAAGTTTACTCTCTGCCCAATCTTTACCGGTCTTGCCACCCCATAAGAGAAATGAGACGTATCCACAATCCTCAGGGTCAGCGTTGTCATAGTAGACCTCTGCTCTGCTGAGATAGGAATACATCCGTTTGATGGTATCGATTGAGATTTGTTCCTTATTTGCGAGTTGTTGACCTCTGACCTTGCCCACTTGAGTGGCGCACTTGTTGCCGAGTTCCTTGTTCAGTTCGATTCCTCTGCGTGCGTTGTTGCGCACTGAGTCAGGATAGTCCGAATAAGAGTCCTCTGCGAATGCAGCCAGGTACTTAGTTAGCGCGTTTTCTTCTTGCTGTGGCATTAGTTGGTCTTTTTCGTTTTGGTTTTGGTTCAACTGCTGGAGCATCGACCTGCTCATCCTGTTCGATGCCCTCATATTTTATTGGTTCAGGCACAGTTGCGGTCTCTGCTTCCTTTTCGAACAGGTATCCGAGTCCTATGGACACATAGTATCGGTACTTGCTCACATCTATGTTGTCAACCACGATGGTTTTGTTTCCGAGCGAGGTCCTTTTGATGATGGTCTTGCCCTTGTATTCGGTTTTGATTTTCATTGTATATGGTTTTTAGGTTGTTTTTTATCTCTGCGATGAGGTAGTGTGCCGAGGTAGGTGGGATATCGAAGTACTTCGCCATTGATCGTGCTGTGGTGTAGCCATCATCGAAGTATGCCTTGGCAACTGTTATCTTGATGTTGTCGGTGAGTGAATCTCGGTATATGTCCACACATGACTTCCATCCATGGTATTGCTTCTCGATTTCAATCTTCTCATTGAGGTCATAGTCATCAACTACCAGGTCAGGCACAGTGATTTCACTTGCTGTGAGTCGCTCTTGTCGATTGGTGTCAAGGTTCTGCCACATCACTTGGCGCTTGATGGAGTTCATCATGAGTCCCTTGACATCAGGGTCAGGTCCAGGATTCTGAATGGAGACCACATGAAGGTATGCGTTGTTGATGACAACATCCGGATTGATGCGTGGATTGTACTTGGAACAAAAAAACCGAGCGTATCGAAATAGCTCGGCATAGTGCCTGGTGATATATCGGTCAAGCGATGCTTTCATACCAATTTATGAAGTCCTTGTACCATATCTTTCGCCTCACCATGGAGCAGAAACACTCTCGGTCATGCTTCCCTGTGATGCGTTCCTTGATTTTCTTGAGTGGGTTCAGTGCTTTCTTGCTGAAGCGGTGCGCATCATCCATCGCAATCACCGTTGCGATATATTCGAGTTCCGTTTGTGTTAGTCCTGGGTCCATTGAGTAATAAGATACGCCACCATTGAGACGAGTGCGGCATATGTTATGTTGCCTGTGATGACTAAAGTAGTCCAAAATGATGTACATTTCCAGCACCCGAATGATGAGTGAATGTACTGACCAAGTTTGGACTCCCATCTAATGAAGATTGAATCAATCACCCAGTGCAGTGGTTCGAACTTAGCGATGAGCCATCCGATTGCGAGTCCTGTGATTAGTGCTTCCATAGTTCAAAGATAGCGTAAATTGTAACATAAATACAAATCATGGCAATCAGTGCTATTGTGGCAATTGCTGCGCAGTATTCATTGCGCTCGTTTTGTTTGTGGCTCATCTTATTCTGATTTAGAGATTTGTAACTCACCATCGTATGGATAACCTACCAACTTTATTAATTTGTCCAAGTGGTAAATCAAATCTTCGAGGCTTACATCTTCGTTTTCAAATTCATAAGTTGCCTTATGTCCGTAGCTTGTTATTTCTATTTTCATCTTATTCTTGATTTAGTTCTTTCAAGTTCTGCAAGTAAAGCATCACTATATCTTACTGCGTGCTCTGCAACAACTTCATAATTAATATGCCTATCTACTAATCCCTGCATTGCCATTGCTGCAAAGTATTCACGTTTGGTTAACCCTTTGTTGTCTTCAAATTGGTTGTCTAATATTGCTTGGTTTCCGTTTTCCATCTTATTCTGATTTATTTAGTTCGTGTTTTACTTGCTTCATCCTTCAGCTTCTCAATGTAAAGTGTGGCATCCATCAACTCCTCCTGGAGATGAGTCAACCAATCAATCAGGTTAAGGTCATCACGATCTAAAGTGCGACCATATTTCTTGATGCCGGTCTGACTGCGTTCATAGTACTTCGCCAGCACTCTGAGAAGTATCGGGTCTTGAATTTGCTTTTCCATCAGTTCAAACTTGACCATTGCTCATAGAATTCCTCAGCAGTCACTTCAGAGACATGTACCTCATCAGAGAATGTCAGCACAATGCAAGTGTTGACGTTTGGCATCATGTTGAACAGGTCGTGAACTCTTGCAACCAACTTGTCGAGGTTGTCGTTGTGGGTGCCGATATAGGCGATGAAGTACTTTGATTTCATTTCATTAGGTATTTGAATGCTTGAATGTAGAACTCCTCACCAACTGACTTGCCGTTCATGAATCGGTACAACATAGAATAACTGACTCCCATATCCTCAGCCATGTGAGTCATCTTGTATCTCTTGACGAGAAGGGAGTCCAACTCTCGCTGGATGAACTCCCTTACATTTTCGCCATCAGAAAGGTAGATCGTCATTGATTTCATCACCTATTGGTTTGAGTCCTGACTTCGATTCGATTCTGATGTCCCATGCGTTCAATGAGACATAGTACTTCCCATTGTACTCACGACCTCTGAGGTCGAATTTCACCTCACACTCTTGACCGACTTTGGCGCCATCAAGAAACTTCACTCGCTCATTCACTGCTTGGAACTGTACCAACTGAGGATACTTGTCTCCGATGCTCAAAACGAACTCTTTGAGATTCATCTTGTCGCTAACTTGTCTTGCTTCACCAATGAGGTGGATTGTGCCTTTGGCTTTTAATTCTTCCATGTTATTTATCTTTTAGTTGTTGGAAATACTGTTCATAATACTCGGATGCTTGTTTCAATCGCTCAATCATCTGAATCTCTTTATCCTCATCTCGGTCCCACCATAGGACTGTGATTCTCTTTTCAGGGTCAATGTGGTCGACTCGATGCAGCTGAAGGTTCTCCCATTCGTTCAGGTACTCATCCCAAGTGGTCACCATGCAGTACACAAGTTCAGCCATGCCTTTATCATACAACATCATGTAGGCTCTAAGCTGCCACTCATAAGATGAGTTGTATCCTTCATCAGGTGTAGCTGGAAACGTATCCAATGACCACGATGTTTTGATGTCGATGATTTTGTTGTCCAGGACAATATCAGCTGTGCCGATGAGATAGTCATTCTCAACTGTTATCTCATTCTTTCGGTAGTCAGTGAAGCGCACTGCATTGAGTAGTGATATGGATTCGAGTTCTTGCTCTCTTCCTTTGTTGATGTACTTGTTGTGGAGTTCAGTTGTGTAGTTATAGAAGTCCTCCTTTGCTACCTGTCTGATATAGCTCTTGGCGGTCTCTCCCATTTCTGACTTCCCTCTTCCGTTGGTCATCAGCTTTCCGATTTGCGATGGATGCCATTTCATAGTGCAAGAGCTTTGAGTTGTAATTCAGTGAGTGCGTAGTTGGCAACCAACTGCTCAGCGGTATACTTACCATTGGCGATTGATTCAACTGCCTTCTCGAATCGAGCATTGTCAATCTTCGGCTTTGATGTCGCTGCGTGTGCTGCTGTATTTCCATCATCATCAACTGCCTGAAGTGATAAGAGTGATTGAATCGTGCCTCGCCTGAAGTAGGTCACAGCTGCCAGTGCTTTCTGAGGGTCCACAATCGGTGGAAGGCTCATGAATGACTCGATGTGTTCACCTGTCTCAATATCGATGATACGAGTCACTACATCATTGCCAACCACAGGCTGCAATAATAGCAATCCATGCTCGTGAAGAATTGGTTCCACCGTATCGAGTAGCGCATTGATGTCAGCATAACTCTTTTTAAAGTGTGGATTCGTTGCATTCTTGGACACCTTGCCAATCTGCTGCTTGGCAGCGTGTAGCTTCTGCCAAAGGTTGAGGGTTGGCATCTCTGCCTCCTCTGCTTTTTTCCTTGTTGTTGTCATAATTGAATTGATTTGATTGTAAAAATACAAATTTATTTGATTACTTGTGTAAATTCATCATAAAATTTCAGCATATCTGAAAAAGTTTTCACGATGATGTAGGTACCACCAGCCTCTTCGATGGCTTTTTGATAGTCCTTTTGTGCTTGTGACTGCCTGTCCTTGCCGTACTTGATTTCAATCTTCACACTTCTGCCCTTGATCGTGGCTGAGATA